GGGCCAGAGAGCGGCCTGCCGCGGCTGCATCCAGCATGTCCTTGGTGTATGCTTGTTTTATTGCCTGGGCAAACACAGCGGCTTCTTGGGGCCCCAGCTCCAGCACGATAGCTTGCATCTGTCGCAGAAGATATGCCCGGCTCGCGCCCAGCGCTTGCGCCCGGAAGCTCTGCCACTCCGCTGTGGAGGTGATCTTGCCCGCCTTGACGATCCGGCGCACCATGTCCCGCAGGATACGTTCGTTCAGCTCGTCCCACGGGGCCGCCATAAGCCCCGCGTAGCCGTTGACCTCATCCGGGGTCAGCATGGCGTTACCCGGTGGTGGCGGCCGCCCTCCACCGTGACCTCAAAGCCCAGCAGCCGGACGACGCGCAGAGCTTCGTAGTATTTCTCCCACAGCGCAGGGCTGCGCAGGATGCGCGCGTTCGCCATCAGCCAGTCCAGCCGTTCCGCGGTCTGCTTCATCCGGGCGAATTTCGTTTTAGCCGTCGCCATTGTCAATCACTCCCTTCAGGATGTCATTGGCCCCAGCTTCCTGCTGAATGGCCTGCACTGCCCGTGTAGCGGTCTCTTCGTCCTCGCCAAAGAAGTGCATCCGGTACTCGGTCTTGCTGCGCAGGCCCATGCTGACCTCCTGCTGCCACTGGGCCATCTCAGACAGGCGGTCAAGGATGATGCTGTCGTCCCACTTGAAGGAGATGTTCAGTTTGCCTTTGCCGGGTGCGCCGGGGATGTGATCTGCCCAGTAGTCCAGCGCATCGATCAGGCCGCGCAGAGCGTCCTCCAGTGCTGCCTGAAGGTCGGAGACCGTGGAGTACAGCTTCTGCTTGCTGCTGACGATCTCGGTGGCGGTCTTTTCCACGTCTGCCACCTGAGACAGCACACCGAAGCTCAGGCCCGCGTGGCTTTCCACATTGCGCAGATACTGGTTCAGACCGGACAGGTAGCTGCCGTCCCGCAGGGCGGGGGAGAACACCTGATAAAACGGGGCACTGTCCGTGATGCCGGTGTTGACGTTGATGCCGTGGAACAGCCGCTCTCTGTGGTGCGGTGCCGTGCTGTCGATGGCTTCCGGCGGCACGCCGTATTCCCTGAGCGCCTGCGCTTTGGACAACTGCTGCCCGGTGGCGCTGGGCTTGAGAAATTTCTCATCCGTGTCTACCGCCAGCTCTCCGCCCTCGTACTCCCAGTCCAGCCGTGTGTACTGTTCGTCGGCATCGATGATCTGCTTGCGGGCGGGTTCAAACATAGCCGCGCCCAGCTCACTGTCCGGATCGACGCTGTTAACAATAGGCGTAACAAAATATCCCACCGGGAGCTTTTCCAGCCCGGTCAGGTACGCTACCGGCTGGATGTCGTCCCACTCCGGGCGGATGCTCAGATCCTCCGGGCTGCCGAGACTGTCCTGTGTTGCGCTGCGGAAGGCCAGGTTGACCACTTTGGTGCAGGGAAACTGTGTGGGAGCTGCAAGGTCGTAATCTTCCAGCTGCGCCAGCTCTTCATCCCGCAGGTCTGCGCGGCTTTCCAGCACGTGCATCCACTCCATGCGGTGGTAGTAGTTATCGTCATCCTGAATGCTGTCGATGAACACGCCCTCGGTCAGGCTGCCCTCCACGTCGTTGGCCACGGGGAAGTACCGGGCCGCGTTGCAGAAGGAAATACCCAGCTTTTTGCCGCTCTGGTAGGGCTTCCAGATGCCGCTGCCAAGGGCCAGCGCCACCGTGAAGATGCGCCGTCTGCGGG